AGGTTGTACCGCTGGTGCTTGAGGGGCTACTGGCATTGCTGCTGCTGGTGATGGAGCCATAGGAACTGCTGCTTGTGCTGCTAGTTGCGCACCCGCTTGTCCATATGGTTGTCCTTTTGCTGCGGTCTTAGCAATTTTTTTTGCTGGGTTACGCAGGTCTGACCTGTTTGGATATTCATTTGCCATAGTTAATTACCCTCCTAAACTATTTGCGAGACTTAAGACACCACCTGGGCTGGATGGTTGTGCTGCTGATGCTGCACCTCCACCAAGTTGTGCAAGCATTGCGTCCATACCTTCAGGTGGTGGACCCATTGGCTGTTGTTCCATACCCATACCTGGTGCTGATAAACCTGGCATTGTTTCAGGTGCACCCACAGGTGCTTGTGCAGCCTGTCGTGCTTGTGCCCGTTTCTGTGCAGCCATGATTGCTTCAGAAAGATTCATTTTGTTTGACTGTACTTGTGTAGCAATATATGCAAGGTCATCTGGTTGGTATGGACCGTTAGGGTCTGCTGCTTGTGTCTGAATAGAAGACAACAATGCTGCTTCAATACCTTCAGCAACAAGACGGTCTTTCTCTAGTTCTGGGTCTGAGATAAGTGGGTCTGCTTCACGGGCTGATTCTTTAGACATAAGTCCTGTACCGAGACGCTGACCAAGACCAACGATAAGGTTGTTAACATCTGAACCTGCCGCAGAATACGCAACATAGTGGAAGTCTGTTTCCCATAGTTTGTTTGGTGTGTAATCTTTGATTCCACCGCCCATACCTGGCATGAAGAATGATTTAGAACTGGCACCCCAATAGGCTTTTTCAATAGCGATTGCTATTTTATCTTCTTCAATCATGGATGATGCAAAGATTTCTTGTGCTTCTTGTACTCGGAAGTCTACGGTTGCTGCCAATACACTGTCACCACGGCGACCTGTACGGATGTTTGTGCCTGATTCTCCACCAAACTCTGCTGGGATTGCACCTTCAAGACGCTCTTGACGCTCTAAACGGTCTAGTGCTGTGTCTGTTTTGTAGCCAGGGTTGGACTGTTGGATGCTGATATCTCCACCCTTAACGACACCTAACTGCCCTGATTTACCGTCAGCAATTTGGATAATCTCTGGGTTTTCTCCTGGTCGTGCTACAAGGTATTCATCTGGGAAGATGCCACGCTCAATAGCGATTTCAGTGAGGGCTTGCAAACGGGCACGGGTGTAGTACATACCAAGTAGACCATCAAATTGTCCATGTGGTTTGTCAAGAGTAATGCGTTGCGGAACAATAACAAGTGGCATACCTGTACGGTTACTGATACGGGATAGTTCTACAGCAGGTGAACCCATGTAGGCGGTTCCACTGATAGGGTCACGCTCTTTTTCGTAGCCCATAACAAGGGTAACTACTTCGTTTTCGCATACATATTCTAATACAGTGAACATGTCGTCGTGTTGTGGTTGCCCTACACGCAGTGCACCGTTAATCATTGGACCAAAGTTTTGGATTAGCCATGCGTATGTACGGCTATAAGAGAAAATACAGTTCATTGGGACTGGGTTGTCAATGTCTGCTACGGGTGCAGGGAAGGTATCAAGTGGGTTGCGTAACTGCCACTCTGGGATTCGCTTATCAAAGTTAGGTTTGATATAGATAGGTGAGTTGCTGTATGCAAGAAGGTGGCGGGCACGGCGACGCATCTTCATGTTCATGCGGTTCTGGTCCCAGATAGAAAGCATTGCACGCTTACGGTCACGGGCTAACTGCATTGAACGGTCTGAACCTTCACGCAAAGCAGGGAAGTAAGGAACTGGCATGGTGCTTGATACACGCATTGACATCTGGTCAAGACCTTGTACCAGTAGGTTTGCAACGGAAGATTTAGTGTTGCGGTCTAATTCGTTTAGTGGGACAACAACATCGCCGTTAGCGAGTTGGCGTACCTGACGCATTTGGCTGAGAACAGGACCTTGGGCAGTAACACGCTGGCGGTAGAGGTCAACTATTTCTTCAACTGATTTCATGCGTGACCTTTAGTGTACTCAAACAATGCAACGATAACATATTAGCCTTACTTAAGCCAGGATGGTCGCCATTGGCGGGGTGGTGGTTTGGATTCGGTGAGGTTCGGCAAGTTAAGTAGAGCCATCCATAGTGCCATAACAATGTCGGTGCCATGTTTCTTATCTCGTGACCATTTAGTTAACTCATCTGTAGCGGCAAGGGTCTTCCAGTTGCCCTTCATAGAAGGCAGGCGTAGTGCACCTGACCTGATAACTGCTGGCAGTAGTGCTTCCACACCGAGGGATTCGTCTAGTTTGTTTCGGCTTGTGGTGTGTGGTATCACATTGACTCGGTGCAAGGCTTGCCATTTGCGTACAAAGTCGTGCGCTAGAAGGAACCGTTGGGCTGCGTTAATCTCTACAACCCAGTGTGAGATGGGGTAGCCCATTTGGTATGAGCGTTCCTGCATCCTGTCCATCAGTCCTGAGTATTCACCTGTCATGGTGTCGTATCCAAGGACTTCTTCAGCGGATAGTTTGACTCGTTCTATGTCTACAACATGGTAAAGGTTTGTATTTGGCTGGTAAATAATCCAGACAAACGCCCAAAACATAGTGGGTGAGGGGTCTACAGCCACGATAGATACCCACGGGTGGGCTAATCCTTCAGGGATATACCCTGGTTGGCGGTCACCATCTACACATCCTGGGTAGTCCACCCCATCTAGCCCTATGCCACCAGTAATCCAGGTGCGTTGTACCAGTTTAGAGTCCAAGTCCAGGTCTTCTTGTTGATACACAACTTTGAATACATCTGGTTTGTTGTATCTGATGAAAGATAGGTCTTTCCATGGTAGACGCTTGGGGTCTAGTAGCGGTCCGTCTGGGTACGGTAAAGATTTGAAAGAACGAGATTCTTTACCCGTGTCAAGGTCTTCATAATACGCTTGATAGACAATATGTCGGTACTTTTTTTGCCGTACTGGTACACCTTCAAATACATCTTCAGGGGTATGGACATCTGCCCCATCGTAATTGATATCTTCTTCAATGTCGTATGTTTCTTTGGCGAGACAATGAGCGTAAAGGTCCCCCGAACCGAGTCTTTGCCCGACAACAGCCAACAACCCGCCTGGGTCGCAACGGGCTTCTGCCACTCCGTCCCATCTTTCCAGAAGTTTGTCCCTAGCCACGCTTTCTCTCGCATTGTCAGGTGAGGCAACATCGTCAAAGAGGCATAGGTCGGCTCGGTGCCCAATGAACTCTGCTTCAATTCCGTATGCACGGACAGTTGGCTCTTTGTTGTCCAAACCATTTCCGTCAAGTTGCTCCACGACGAACTCATCGGCACGCCAAAGCGCCCCTTTGTCCACTGGTTTGAATCTTCCGTAGTCAATTGTTAAACATCCTTCTGCATCTATTGCTAATCCCTTTTGAACCATGCCTGGGTCTGGGAGAATTGGTGATACTCGTTCTAGAGTTTCACGGATACGGCGGGAATACATCTTCGCCATGTTTTGAGACACTGACCCAATCATGACACGCACCCGTCGGTTGCGCACTATCGCCCACACCGCTACATCATGAAACAAGGTGGACTTGCCTGCTCCTGGTGGGACATTAATTACTACAAATTCTTTTTCTTCGGACTCCAACAGTTTTACAAGAGTCACAGCGGCTTCAACTTGCCACGGACTTGGAACTCGCCCTAGATAGCGGCGACGAAAGTAATCAAAATCTTCCAACCCTCGTAACGCTTCCTCGGAAAGCATGTCATGGGGGATAGCGGATGGCATATCAATGGCATCCATGAAGTTCATGTGTTGTAGTTCTTGGCGACCACCAGAGCCAGCACCAGTAGCGGCTTTATGGACAGCCGACTTATGCCCTGCTTCTAGTTCTTTTGCTTTCTTAACCCATCTACTACCTGTGTTGTAGTGGATACCCGCCTCAGCGCAAGCGTCTTTAATGTTTCGTCCAGCGGAAATGAGAGCAAAGAACTTAACTTTGTCTTGTACTGGAACAATTCGTTTTGTTCCCATGTAGGTTTTATTCTACCACTTAACTTTGTCAGCCCAATACGCAGCAGACATTTTTCCTTTAGCAATGTTAGAAGCATGGCGGGCTTTGAACGCTTCATTACGCTTAGACCCGTCAGGGGAACCTGTGACTCCTTGTTGTCCGAACCGTATCGTTTTAATCTGGTCGCCCACTTTGGCTACAACCACATGAGATTTAGTTGGGTGCTTAGGGGTGGCTTTAGGTTGGTTGTATCCTGAAACGCCTGCCCGTTTTAAACGAGAATCTTTTTCTGTTGGCATGTTGCAAGAGTATCAGACAGGGTGTAGAGTTTCTGACACATAGTTACTTCATTGGTTTATGCTCTCGTGAAGTAACAATTGGGTTGTCCCCCTGTGTCATATTGCTTTTGTTGCAGGGGGAAATACCAATCATGGCTGTATACCGTTTGCATGGTACGGGGCAATTCACACCAGGGAACTGGGGTAGATGAATCCTGCAATCAGACAAGACCGTTATGTACCCCTTGTTTTGTTGTGTAAGAGATTCAAGCAGCGTGAACAACGACATATGTTCAACCTTTCAGGTGTCGGCTAAAAGAATTTGGCTACGGCGACCTTGGTATCAATGTGATACCTAAACCGTGGGGGAGGCTAAACCCAGTCTGCCAGTCATCAGGTTCCGCTAAAGCGGCTAACGCCCTTGGCTACGCCAGCGGTTGTTTGCATAGAAGCAAGAAATAAAGCCAGCGCCAACTTCCAAGTCGGTGGATTTCTTTTTTTTCTTTCCTTGCCAACTTAAGCAGGTGACTTTCCAGTTTGGAGACTCCTCCTCCCTCCTCCCCCAACCGTATAACACCACAGAGAGTGATGAGCCACCACACACAGTGACACCCAACCACACACCCAGCAAAAGAGTGGTTCTATATTTGTCTCAATACTAGATGTACTCAGGGGGCGCGCCTCGGCATAGCCCCAGTTCACACAAAACTTGCACACCACAACTAACTAAATGATTACTTGCACCCTGCAACTACCTACCAGAAGGTAGGCAGAGCCACCGAACATCTACCAAGTCCCTCTACAAAACTGACACGGCTCTTCGTCTGCTAACAACAGGACCGCCTAGTGCTTGCAATAGTTTGCACTTAGATGTTGGGGACAGTCGGGAACTCTTCATGAACAGTCACAGACTCTTGGTTGGTGTGACGGATGTCACATGGAATTGACTTGACATCTGTTCGGTACTGTGTTACACTTGATTTATCAAGGTGAAGCCCTAGAAATAGGAACACTGAGAGTGTGACAAAAGTCACATACAAATAACTTGACAAAGTGTGTAACACTTGATAGAGTGATAACAACATAACGAAAGGGAAAATATGAAGTGCTACGAATGTGGAATGAAATACACAGTGTGGGAACTATGCGAGGAACCTTGCGAGGGGTCGGGAGATTGCCACGACTGGGAAGAAGGAGAAGAAGACTAGCCGAAATCCCGTGAGGGATAGCACAGAACTAATCTACTGTGCCTGATGATGGCAGATTACCAACAAGTCTGAAGGGGCTACACAATGACAAGAAAACACTACAACGCCATAGCCAAAGTGCTACGGCAAGAACTAGACAACGGGGCTATAAATACTAGGGAAACTATGTTGCTCTATGTCTCAATCTGTACCAATTTGGCAGTGACAATGAAGGCGGATAATCCCAACTTTTCAACTGACAGATTCCTAGACGCTTGCGGGGCGAACTAATGAAGGCACCACAACAAGGCACCCACTATCTTTGCTACCTAAATGGCAATGGGACTAAATGCTACGAATGGGTCAGTAGGGAAACTGGCACGACAAAAAAATGGAATGGCACTCTATGGGAGTGGCGCATACTGTGGGCAGATGATGTCACGGTACTTCCAACAGATTACGCCAACACTACGGGGAGATAGAGATGACATATTATCAAGCGAACACCGACTCAGAAGAACTTATCTGTGATGACTGTGGGGAGACCCGTTGGGAAGTTCACCCGAAGTACGGCTCTAATGTTGATGCACGACTAGAAGAGGCACAACGGACGGGCATCAGATGGTCATGGGATACACGCTACGGGGGAGAACACAAGTGTTCTCTATGCAATGGAAGGGCTAAGTAATGAAAGAGTACGAACTAATGGTGCTACTACGCAAGGGTAGGGGCGAGAACATACAGGAGTGGCACGAGTCCACGACTGTTGAGGCAAAGAGCATAGATGAGGCTAAGACTATGGCGTGGAAGTTTGCACGCTCTGAGGCGTGGCTAGAAGATGCGAAGGTCACTGATGCCTACGCCATTGACATGGAAACCTACGAGCAGAGTCAGTGACGAAAGTCACACTATAAAGGCTTGACATACCGTTACACGGTTGATAGAGTTACAACAACAACAAGTCCTGAAGGGGGCAAACAAAATGACAACAGTAATGACACCCGACTACAAGGTAGTCACAATGAACGAGGACGGAGAAATAATCCGCATCGTTACATTCAACCAACAAGCCAACGCACAAGGCTACGCCTACACAATGCTAGGGGCGGAAACATACAAAGGGACTGTCTGCTCTGCCCGTATTTTCTACGGACAAGAAAAAGATTATTACGAAGAAATGGAATACTAAAGATGACGAACACAAAAACACAACCGCAAGATATTTGGGAGTTCTTAGAGGACGAAACCAAATGGCACCCAACAGAAGTGAAGGCTCTATTTGAGTGGTCACTGAACTATGACCACGCCCAACGCCCGTTCAATCTAATGCTAGACATTATCGGGTGGTCAGAGGACAACTACGGGGCGACAATGAGCCACGATGTACGGCTCGGTTATCTAGAGGCGGACTACTTAGGTGATGCCTTGAAGGAATGGGCAGACCACCCACAGCAAGTTGAGGACTGGATTACAGAACTTATGAGTTGCGAGGGATAAGGCATGAATAACTATCAAGTAACCCGTGACGGGCAGACGCTCGCCACATTCACCACCGAAGGCAAAGCGTGGGGGTATCTGCTACAAGTACAAGGGCGGTCTATTGAGTGGGCAGTAAGGCACGAGGGATACGACATTATCTACCCGAACGGGGCAGGACTAAAAGGAATTGAGGCAGGCGCATGATAATGAGAACAACAAAGACATCATTGAAGCCGAGCCAACTAGCGTTTGCCGAAGCAGTGGCTATGTTCTACTCAGGTGGAGACAGTGACACTATCCACAACATAATCCGTCAGGCACTAAGCGACAGAGACTACGAAGATATGTATGCAGGTGAAGGTGACTACGCCGAGACAGAAGAAAGTTAGCCTATAATTTATAGTTGTACTATACAAGTAGATGTTTCACGGGAAACATTGAGTGAGTGTGACGGAAGTCACAAAGAATACCCTTGACAACTGTCTAACAG